AACCGTATTGGTTTGACCGCTACATTGATCTGCATGAAGGCAAAAATCGATTTCCTTTTCGGGTTGCTGTTTTAGCTGCCTGGCTTGAAACTCCGAAGAAATATAGATTTCCAAAAACGCAGGATGAACTGGCAGACATGTTGGGCATGAGCAGTGATCGCCAGTTTTCTGTTTGGATCGCAAAGAATCCACAGATAAAAGCCGTGGTGCATGAATCATGGAGCGAAAAGATATTAGATCGGTTGAACGACAGCATTGATGCCATGCTTGAGGTTGCGGCGAAGCCTGACTATAAAGGCAGGGGAGACCGTGAACTGCATTTCAAACTTGCAAAAATCCTTTCTGACACGATCAATGTAAATAATTCTGGAAATGTGGACATCAGTAAATTGCCATTTCAGGATAAGTGGAACCTGGCGCGTTTGGATACACCTGAAGTCCAGGAGCGATTGCGCGAAGCCCTGTCCAAGTCTCAGCCTGCAATTGATGGATATGTGACTGCTGAGGAGGTTGAAGACGATGTCTCAAGCGACACTTAGCGTATCGACTGATGATGCGTTTACTCATGTAAAAAACATTTTGCTTGCCAAGGATCATTTGGCACGCTTTGCTGAATATATGAGCATGGATGATGAGGGAAACTCCTGGTATACGGCATACAAAATGCACCAGGCAATGTCTTATGAGTTAGAGCAGGTTTTGCTTTATCTGATGACTGATGGAAAAAAGGGAACACAGTTTTTACTTGTTCTTACTCCTCCGCAACATGGAAAGTCTGCTTTAGTTTCACGTTTTTTTCCTGCGTTCGCTTTGGGGAAAATGCCAGACCTGCGTATTTTAGAAGTTTCTTATGGCGCTGATCTTGCTAGTGAGAATAGCCGCTATGTAAGAAATATGATTATTTCGAGCCAGTATCAGGCAGTTTTTGGAAATATGTCTCCGAGTGAAGAGCCTGTGATGCTTTCCTCTGACAGTAAAGGCGCGGCGGCCTGGGATCTGGCAGCTCCAAACCGCGGCGGAATGATCGCCACAGGTGTGGGCGGCGCGGTGCCGGGAAGGGCAAAAGGTCTGGGGCTTTTTGATGACCCAATCAAGGGTGAGAAAGAAGCGCAGAGTCAACTGATACGGGATGATGCCTGGGATTTCTATGTTGCTTCATTTCGTCCACGTATGCGCGCGGGTGTCATGGTCATGACACATTGGCACCCAGATGACCCGGCAGGCAGGGTTATTAAGGATATGGTTTTGAAGCCCAACGGCGATAAATGGAAGATCCTTATGCTGCCAGGGATTGTTGAGGATGGCATGTTTGCGGCAAATAAAGAAGAGCAACGCCAGAAAATGACTGAGGGCGTTTACCTGCCATTACGAGATCCGCTTGGACGCGCAGTTGGCGAAGTAGTGTGCCCTGAATTGCTTTCAAAAACCGAGATGTTGAAAATACGCACAACGCAGGGTGATCGTCATTTTTCAGCGTTGTATCAGCAGAACCCTTATTCAAAAGAAGGTCAGAAGTACAAACGAGAGTGGTTCAGCAAAATTGTTACAAAATTGCCAGACGACGTGAAGGTTGAGAATATTATTCGATATTGGGATAAGGCGAACTCAGCAGGCGGCGACTATTCGGCTGGTGTTTTGATGGCGTATTGCTCAGATGGCTATTTTTATATTCTGGATATTGAACGAAAGCAGGGAACATCGCGCACTCGTAATCAGGCAATGTTGAAATGCGCTGGTGATGATCGAAATCAGTACGGCAAGGTGGAGTCGTGGCATCAGCAAGACCCTGGCAGTGCTGGAAAGGATAGCGCTGAAGGAACAAACCTTGTGTTGGTTGGTTTTCCTGCAAAGTTTGAACCGGTAACCGGCGATAAGGAAACACGCAGCGAAGGACTTGAAGATGCATTTGAAGGCGGTTTGGTAATACTGCTTAAGGCAGCATGGAATGAAGCATTTATTGAAGAGTGTTGTGCATTTCCACGTGGCAAATATGACGATCAGGTAGATGCGGCAAGTTCTGCATATAACAAGCTGCTTGACAAGATCGGCAAAAAGAGAAAGAGCAAAATACTATGAACTTTTTTCAACGATTATTTAGCAAGGCAGCTTCGAGTGTAGCGCGGGCGTTGACGATCGCGCCGGCGTGGGCACGTTATGCGTTTTCAGCAGTGACCTTCGATAAGATCGTGAAGGAAGGTTACAAGCAGAATGCTGCAGTAAGCGCCTGCGCAACAACTCTGCAGTTGACCTTCCCTGAGCCGCCATTGCTGGCAGGGTATGAAGAGGATGGGCGATTCATTCCTGATTACCGTCACGCTGTTATGAAGCTGCTTTTGAAGCCGAACCCTGATATGGGATTTTCTGAACTCATGCAGTTTTGCATTGCGTATTGTTCAATCGGCGGCAATGTTTATATTTGGAAGCAGAGATCTGTGAGCGGGAAAGTAATTGCGCTTTGGCCGTTCAGTGATGCGTTTATGCAGCCAGTGGCAGGGTTGGATACAAGTCAAGGCTTTGTCTCGCATTATGAGTTCAACCCGACTGGGTTCACTTCCATCCTGGCACGTGGAGACGGCGGGCAGGGCATTGTTATCTCGAAGGATGATGTGATCCATTGGAAGTGGATGATCGATCTTGAATTCCCCTGGCGTGGGATTGGCGCGGTTGCGCTTTGCGCACGCGAGGTGGATAAAGACAACGAAGCGACTGCTTATATCTTTGCGCTGTTGAAAAATAATGCAGTGCCACCCGTGGTGATCACGCTGGAAGCTGATGATGACTCAACGCAGGATGAGATCGATGCGATGGGTCAGAAGTGGATCCAAAAGCATGGCAAGGGTCAGCCCGCTTTTATCTCAAATGGGATGAAGGTTGAGCAGATGGGATTTGATCTGGATAAGCTGGCGGCAGATACGCTGGCGGATATTCCTGAAACAAGAATCGCGGCGAACTTCCATGTACCGCCTTCAGTGGCTGGTTTGAACGTTGGTATCAAGCGCAGTGACTATGGTGACAGCGCGGCACGCAAGGCGTTTACCGAGCAGACCTTGATGGCTTTGTGGCGGCTGTTTGCTTCGGAGATGATGAATGGTTTGCGAGATGAATATCCCGGCACGCCTGGTAATTTTGTTTTGCAGTTCGATTTGCGACGTGTGGGTGTGTTGCAGGAAGAATTAAGTAAACGTTGGGAGCGGGTGACGCTGGCTTTCAATCGTTCTTTTTTGACGCGGGCAGAAGGGAAGCAAGAGCTGGGCATGATACCTAACGCCGGTGATGATGTGTACTTTGTTTCTTTGGCGAGTGAGTTTATCCCTGCAGGGCAGGCAGTGGTGCGTGATAGCGGCGCTCCAAAACAGCTAGCCACGAAGGATACAAAGGAACACGAAGGAAAAGCAAGAAGCACAGCCGGCGCACTGGCTTTGCGAAGGATACGGCTCGATGTGGCAAAGCGAATGACTCAGGCTGTGGATGTGTATTTCAGCCAACTTGCAGACCGGGTTGTGGAACGAGCGGGGAAGTCGGCCCCACCCCTAGCCCCTCCCCAAACGCAGAGCACGTTTGGAGAGGGGATGAAAGCGGATTTGCCGAGCGCTGGCGATTTGATTACTGGCGAAGATAAGACAGTGCTTGAGAAGTTGGTGAAGCGTTATTACGTGGAGGTTGCGCAGCTCTCCTGGGCTACGTGGAATTTGACTCTGGGTGTGGAGAAGGCATTTGATCTGAGCGATCCTGCGGTGACTGAAGTTTTGAAGATGGCCGCCACACGGGTAAAGGATATACAGTCAGAGACGCTTTCCAGTATTCGCGAGACGCTGAAATATGGGAGTGATAACGGTTGGAGCATTGATCAGATCGTGCGCGGGGATGCCGAACATAGAGGTCTGCGCGAGGTAGTGGACGAAACGTACAAGGGCCGGGCGGAGACGATCGCACGCACTGAACTTGGTGATGCACAGAACGCAGCGACGGTTTCGAGATATGGCGAGGCTGGCGTGAAACTGGTTGAGATTCTGGACGGCGGCGGTGAAGATGATGACCTGGAATGTAACGAAGCAAATGGTCAGATCTGGACTTTGAGTTATTTCAATGCGAATCGGTTGGAGCACCCAAGATGCACACGGTGTGCGGCTCCAGTTTTTGATGATGTAACACCGGATAGAGGATAAAAAAATGAATACTTTTATCAAGCAAGTAACGTACCAGCCAAAAGAGCCAGTGCGCATTGAGAGAGAACATAACGATGTAATCGTCATCGAGGGCGTGCGATATGAAGGCGATTATTTTCGTGAATTCGGTTATCCCAACACAGCCTTTGTGCGCTCTGTGTAAACGAGAGCGCTTTCACCAGCCGAGCCGCCTTCAAGACGGGTGGCTGCGCTATTGGTTGAAGTGGTTTCTTCCATGTAAACGATGGAAGATTGATCA